ATGAAGTCCTGCAGTCCTTTGATGGGTTCGACACAGTGTTTTTGTCCCACTCAGTCAATCGCGGCCCGCTCGTTCTCCGGGCCTCCATGGTTCGCGAGCTCGGCTATCTCGACGAAGACCACTATGTGCTCGGAGACGATGAGCACGATCTCTTCGCACGAGCCTGGGTCTTCAAGCAGTGGCGCTGCGGATTTGTCCCCGTGGAGGTCTATTCCCCGCTCGAGTGGGGGTCGACGCGAACGCCTCGGTCCCCCGAAGCCCAGGCCTATTTGGATGCGCGAGCCCCGCGCGCACTCGACGGATTCTGGACCAAACACTACGCCTCGATCGCCTATCCGAACTCCGAAACGCGGCCCTTCCGAGTCGCACGGGGGCTTGTCTAGCTCGCTCGAACGCTCCTAGTATTCTGGACTCCTTACGCAAATGCGAGTTCTGGTGCTTGTTCTCGCAAGTGATACGGAACCCGTCTATCGAGAGCACCAGCGGCTTTGGCGAACCTATATGCAGAGCAACCCCAGCGTAGACTGCTATTTCTACAAGGGGGATCCGGCGCTGGAATCGGAGGCAGAGTTGAAAGGAGACACGCTCTTTCTTCGGATAGAGGAGACGCTCGATACCATCTACGAGAAGACACTGCGGGCGTTTGCATTCTTCCGGCCCCGGCTTTCGGAGTACGCATGTGTCTTTCGAACGAACTTATCCTCTGTGGTCATCTTTGATCGCTATGTGGAGTACTGTAGGACAATTCCAAGGACGCAATTCTGTTCCGCCCCGGTTGGACATGAATCCGCCTGTCTCTTCCCCTCTGGATGTGGGTTCACACTCACCCCCGATCTCGTCTGTCGCCTAGTGGACGAGCGACCGCCTCTTCACACTCAAGACGACGTGTCGATTGGGCATGCCCTCAAGGAGTGGGGAATTCCGATCACGCCCGCCCCTCGAGTGGATCTCCTCAATCCGGACTGCGTAGATGCGTTGAAGGGGCGCATCCCATCGTCTGTCTTTCACTTTCGGGTGCGACAGGCGCGCGGAGAGACATTGCCCGAGTTGGGTGTCATGCAGGAGTTGATCTCAGACTACTACGGAACCCGCAAGCCATTTCGAGCTGCGTGGAGGGTTCGAATCCAATAAGACACATCGAGCTTTGCAAGGTTCCACGACGCTCCCCGGATTCGAGCCTCTTCTGTGCGCAAGCGGTCTTCGGTGACCTCCTCCCACGACGAAACAAACAGGATGGGGAGATCCGTCCATCCCGAATGCGCGATGTCCCACTTCACAATGGGGATGCTTCCCATATAGAGGGTCTCCCAGAGACGGTGTGTATCCACTCCATTCCCCCGCGGACAGAGAACAAAGGAGTGATTGCGCAGCCCCTGCAGAAACGCGCGCCGCCCTTCGTGCGTTGGAACGTGAGAGCCGGTCGTGACCCACGGCTTGGATGCAAACAGATCCCAGACGAGACGCCGTTCACTGGGGTACGTATCCACGGAGAAGTTCATGTAGACACGATTTTCGATGGTTCTGGGCCTCTTCGCCACCTCCACCATATCGTCTAGATCTCCATAGACCGGATGAACAGCGCTCTCGTTCGTGGCATTCGTGATTCCAAGCGGAATCCCACGTGCGCGGGGTGTCTGGACATTCGTCCCCCACCACACTGTGCGAGGATACAGCGTCAGGAGCTCGTCCACGATTGGATAGTCCGAATGCCCTGTGACGATAAACCGTTCTGTCTGGGCGGGGGCCGCGCGACGCTGCCCTCGCCATACAACTGGGCGTCCTCCTGAATAGAAGACATCCATCTTGTGATAGACAGTTGGAAAGGCCTCGAGAATCTGATCGGAGGTGATGATGCTCTCTTTCGTCCACATACGTCTATGGTCGAGGGGCTCTGAAAACTCGACCGACCTCACTTGGTGGGGCGAGTTCGCTCAAGAATCGTGAGCCCGTTGTTATTCGTAAATCGCTCACGAAGGCGCCACTCGGGATGGGCCGCGAGAAACTCTGTCACCGCAGGCCAGAGTCCCTTTCGAATCTCGTGGATCGGGATCCCAGAGTCCCGGCTCTGGCGAACTGCATCCCATCCGTTCCGAATGGTTTCTCCTTGCCACTCATCCACGGTTGTGTCGTGAAGGATGATGTACTTTCGCACGCCCGGATGCCAACGGGCCAGCTCACGCTTGAGCTGTCCGTAGACATGCCAGGTATCGAGAAACAAGAGATCGGTCACCTCAAGCGGGCAGTCCAGGTCAGTCTTGCAGTAAAAGACGGTGTCAAGCCCCTCTGCCTTACATTCAGACTGGAAGGTGTCAATGTTGGGATGCGATTGCGGGTCGACCTGAATGATTCGTGTGCCGGGCCGCTCTCGAAGGGCCTCTGCAAACGCATAGGAGCTGACACAAGTGCGAACCCCGCATTCTGTCACATGGGAACACTCACGCGCGTAGCGAAGAAGCGTAGGAAGATGCTCGTGGATGTCCGACGGAGTCTGGCACTGCTCGAGGTATTTTGAATGAAGCATTTGATTACTCTTAAAGGATGCCTGTATATCCTATCTCGTTTTCTATTCCCGAGTCGAAGATTGTACCATCCGTCCCCGAGAAGACCAAACTGTATGGACACATCGTTCCCGGAGATCCTTCAACCTATATCTTTTCAGACGAGGCCTCGTATGCCAAGGACTATCAGGCCAGTCTGTTTGGATATACCTGCAAGAAGGGAGGATGGGACTGTCTTCGACACTACGAGATCCTTGCGAATGGGTGTATTCCGTGGTTCCGAGATCTCGACGCATGTCCCGCGAATACGATGACACACTACCCCAAGGAGTTGGTCCACGCTGCGATGGCCTCTGAGAGTCCAAGCGCCTTTCTTCCCGAGCTCCTCGCGTATACGCGGACCCATCTCACCTGTCGTGCGATGGCGCAGTATGTGTTTGACACAGTCGGGTGCCCAAACCCCAAGCGCGTTCTCTTTCTCAGCGGCGACCCGAATCCCGACTACCTCCGTTGTCTCACTCTGATTGGAATGAAGCAGATCCTTGGAGCTCGCTGCGTAGACTCCGTGCATGTTCCTCATATCTACGAGGACTATCCGTATCCCGAGAGGCTCTACGGACGCGGATTTTCCTATTCTCGCGTGATTCCGGTTACCGCGAAGCCTCCCCCCGTTCACATTGAGGACCTGCGGTCGGGGGCCTTTGATCTTGTGATCTATGGAAGCCTGCATCGCAGCTTGCCCTATTGGGAGGAAGTGCGGCGTGCCTATCCTCCCGACCGAATTGTCATGCTGTGTGGCGAAGACCTCGACCCGAATCAACCGACCCACGCCTGTATTGAAGATCACCTTCCGCGAAGCGGGCTCCACGTGTTCGTTCGTGAAATCTCCGACGAAGAAAGCGATTGCTAAGACAAATGCCAATCGGTACTGTCGTTCAGATTGGAACAAACAACGGGCGTGATCATGTGCGAGACCTCTGTCGTACGAGTGCGCCGGAGGCAGTCTATCTCGTTGAGCCATTCTCCATCCATGTACCAGAGATTCAAAGGCAGTATGATGGAATCGCGAACGTGACGATCGATACGATAGCCATTACGCCAACCCACCAAGAATCGGTACGGCTGTTTTACACAGAAGAAGATGGCCCCGAGGACAACGCAAACAAGTCGTATCAAGTCGCATCTATCATCCCGACTCATATTGTCAAGCATGACTACGATCCACGCCTATTCAAATCGGTTGTCGTTCCAGCAACGACGCTGAATGAGTATTTTGCATCGCATAGCCTCACCGACATTGACTATTTGTTTCTAGACATTGAGGGGATTGACTTTGAGGTCCTTCGGACGATTGATTTCTCTACGTATACGATTCGTCATCTTCAAATCGAACACCTTCATCTGAATTCTTCAGACTTGAATGCATTCATGCAGTCGCAGGGCTATACATCCACGCCCGGGATTGATTGGCATGGATTTGACACGATGTTCGTTCGTGAATTGATTCACCCTCAGTGAACCATCGGATCCGAGGATGTCTGGCCCAGACATCGCGGCAGTTGACAGAGTCTGCATGCAACTGAAGTCGCTCATGATTTTCTCCGAACAAACACTTGCGAGTCCTTCAGTCCGAGAACCGACACTCGCTTGTGATAGCCCGACAGAAACCCATCGATCCCTCGCTTCGTGAGATCGGGTCCCCCCCACCCATAATCGTCAAAGATGAGCATCCCGCCCACCTTGACCTTGCGAAAGGCCAGTACGGCATCTTCCAACACATACTCGGGCTCGTGGTTGCCATCAATGTAGATAACATCAAACCAAGTGTCCTTCAGAGTCGGGAGGATGTCACTGGAATAGCCACGTGATACCGTGACACGGTCAGACAGACCGCAACGAGAGAGGTTCCGCTGAAAGGCGTCGTAAATGGTCGTCTGCTGCCCCCTGTATTCGGGATACTCTGCGTAGTCTGTCCAGGGGTCAATGGCGATGAGAGTCGAATCGGGATGCATTCCGTAGATGTCTGCGACGCTAATCATGTTTGCTCCATAGAATGCACCGACTTCCGCGTACCGGAAGGGCGTGGATGGATCTGGAGTGAGATAGGGGGCCCAGTTAGTGGCAATGCGATAGGCAGTTCCGCTGAAGGATGGGTTCAAGCGATACATTGTCGATCGGCAAGAAGATCGCAAGACTCGCCTACCGCAGACCACATCTCTTGGTGAAAGTTTCAACGACCTCCAGTCGTGTCCAGTCTGCACAAAGACCTGGGCTCTATGGTGGGCCACATAGGGAGAGATCTGCCGACGATATCCATCGAGAAATGCGTGGATCCCAGGAGGAACACCGGGGCCTTCGTAATCATCGAACACCAACCACCCTCCGGGTTTGAGTTTGCGGAAGGCAAGGACTGCATCCTCGAGCACATAGCATGTCTCGTGGTTGCCGTCGATGTAAATAAGGTCGAAGGACTCGTCGTCCAATGTGGGGAGAACCCGATGCGAGTAGTCCCGATACACCTCGAGCTTCTGCGCGATCGAGGCCGTGTTTTGGCAGAAGTAGTCATAATAGGTTGTGATGACGCCCTTGTACTCGGGGTAGTCGCCATAGTCAATCCACGGATCCACGCAAACAAGAACGGAGTCGGGGTGCGCCGCATAGAGCGACTCGACACTCAGAACATTGTTGCCACAGAGAACCCCAATTTCAAGATAGCGAATGGGCCCAGCGGGTTGAGGCACATATCCGATCCAGTTTGAGGCGTCCTTGTACTTGATTCCCTTGAAGTCTGACATTCTGTCTTTCCGCCACATCTGCGGTTGGAGTTCCAACCACAGGTGTGGGGTTTCCCCCGTTTCCTCCCCCAAAGTCAACCGTGGTAAGTTCTGGTGTTTAGTTGGAGTACGCGAGGCCGCCCATGCCAGACATGACACGGAGGACGTTGTAGTTCACGGCGTACACGCGAACCTGCGCGGTGCGGCCGTTGCGGACGGTGTTGACGGACACCGTGAGCTGGAGGGTCGCCTTGTCGATACGAGAGAAGTTGCAGGTGCCGCTGGGCTGGTGGTCCTCGGGCTTGAGCGCGAAGGAGTACACATTGATACCGCGGGCCGGGGTGCGGCTGTGGTGCTGGTAGGGCTGGACGGTGTCGAAGTAGCGGCCCTCGCGCTCCGTGAAGCGGTCCTGGCCGTTGAGCTGGAGCTTCGCAACCTCCACGGGGTTCTTGCCCTCGCACTTGACGCCAGAGGAGAGAACAACCTTGGCGAGGAGGTAGTTGGTGGTGTCCTCGAAGACCTGGGCACCGGCGTTGGAGATCGAGTCGAGCCAAGAGGAGCCCTGGAAGGACGGGCCGGACTGGAGGCCGAGGCCCGGGAGGTAGGGGCCGTAGGGGCCATCGCCGGCGGTGGTCGGGATCGTGGTGCCGGCCGCGCCGCCACCGAGGGAGCCGCGGGCGAGGACATCCATGACGACACCCTCCGTGGAGAAGTCATCCGTGTAGTTGAAGGGCTGGCAGCCGTTCACCTCGTCGATGAAGTTCTGGTTGGGGGTGCAGTCGACGAAGGAGTCGCGCTGAACAACCCAGACAAGCTCCTTGACGGGGTGGTTGAAGTTCAGCTGGATCTTGTTGGAGGACGAGGTGATCGACTCGGCGCCAGTGTACTGGAGCTGCTCAATCAGGTACTCGTGGGTCTGCTGGGCGAACCGGCGGCGCTCCTCCGTGTCGAGGTAGACATAGTCGATGTAGAGGGAGGCGGCCGTGAGGGACTGGATGGAGGTGGCCGGGGCGGTGCCGGAGATGCCATCGTAGTAGCAGCAGTTGATCCACTGCTCGAACTCCACATTGATGCGCACCTCGTGGTACTGGAGGGCGATGAGCGGGATCGCGAGGCCGGGGTTGCGGCAGAACCAGAACTGGAGAGGGATGTAGAGGGTCTTGGCCGGGGTGCCCGCGCGGGGGGCGCAGGAGTTGGTGAGCTCGGCGCCGGCGCAGGACGCATCGAGGGCATAGCCCTTCTTGTCCTTCATGAGGACGAGGTCGTGGGTGTTGCCGATCATGTCGTCGAGGGCAGAGATGGTACCCGCATCCTGGGTGAGCTGGGTCCAGATCTGCATCCAGTCACCGTACTGGCGGTCGATGCGCTGGCCACCGATCTCGAGCTCAACCACCTTGATGAGGCGGTGGCCGATGTAGTTCAGCCAGCGGAAGCGGTTGATGTTGAGGGACTGGGTCAGGTCGACCGAGGGGAGAACAACCTGCACATAGGTGCGGTACATCAGGTCCGCATTGCGGTTGATGACGGCAGTGACGCGCTTGTTGAAGTCGGCCTGGCCGTTGAAGGTGACCTCAATGGACTCCATGGCGAAGTTGGTGTGGCGCTTGTAGAGGACCTTCCAGAAGGTGATCTGGGGGTTGCCGGAGATGTAGATGTCCTGCGCACCGTACGAGACAAGCTGAAGAAGACCGCCACCCATGTTGTTGTGTTCCTTGGCAAGAAAGTTTTCTGACCCCCCTATTCGGCGCGTCCAGCGCGTTCTTCAGCGCGCCGATAGCACCGACGACAGAGTGTTTCGTAGCGCTCAGAGCCTCCGACGAGGACTTGCTGATCATGCGGCCCTTGGTGCCGAAAGGTGAAGAGACCGAGCGTCCCATCTGCGCATCGCCGACACAGGGCCGTCAGTCGCTCAATCGTATCCGCAAGCGGAAGGCAGTGCAACAGCTCTCCAAAGGGTTGACGGGCCGAGTCTCCATCGAGCCCCACAAGAACGAGGGGCTTGCGATGGTCTTCAACGACACGCCGCGCAAAGGCCACAAGTCCCGTGAAAAAATGGGCTTCGTCGACAAGAACCACATCGAACTGCCAGAGGGTCTCATCCCCAATTTCATTGAAGGTCCGAATCCGTCGACACGGGATCCGCCGTCCGTCATGCGTCACGACGGCAGGCTCCTGTCCGTAGCGTGTGTCCGACGAATGCGTCAGAACGAGCACTCGCATCCCCAGACTTGTGTAGCGCGTCGCGAGACTCAGAAGGCGTCCGGTCTTCCCCGCAAACATGGGCCCCACGATCAGTGTGAGGGACATTTACGGAGAACCTGCCGGATCTCGGTAAATGGACACGACGGATACCGCATTGGCGGCGACGACAGCAGTTGCACTTGCGCTCTGTGCGGCGTGTGCGCTCGGGCATGCCTGGCGGACGTCCAGGGCGCCCCGCATGAAGGCGTCTCGCTCCGACACTGACCTCACGAGTATGTTGGAGAACGCCATTCCCTCCGCCTCTGCCCTCACCATTCGTCGTCCTCCGGAGGACCCTACTGGAGGACCATCCGAGGTGTAATGTGCATCGCTTCAAGCTCCTGCATCCAGAGCTTCATCGCATAGGGGATCGTCTTCTGGACGAACTCCGTCTTGTTCCCGCAGGTCCCGCAGGAGTAGATGCTCTCCTCCTCGTTGACCACAGCAAGGGTCCCACAGGTCTTGCAGATCCCCGTGGGGAAGGGATCCGACACATCCATCAACCGCTCCTTGGTGAACGCCGCGGCTCCGTGGCTCAGCAAGCAGTCCCGCTCCATCTCTCCCACGCGCAACCCCCCGTCACGCGACCGGCCCTCGCACGGCTGGCGCGTCAGGCTCACAATCGGCCCCCGGCCACGGCTGTGCTTCTTGTCGATCACCATGTGCTTCAGGCGCTGGTAGAAGGTCGGGCCCATGAAGATCTCGGCCTCCATCATCTCGCCCGTCTGCCCGTTGTACAGGATCTCGTTGCCGTACGGGTGATAGCCGAGGTCGAGCATATGCTGCTTGAGGTCCTCGACCTTCAGGTGGTCATAGGGTGTTCCATCGCCCAGTGTGCCGCGCTGGACGCCGATCTTCCCGAAGATGCACTCCATGAGCTGCGCAATCGTCATGCGGGAGGGCACGGCGTGCGGGTTCATGATGAGATCCGGGCGCATGCCGCTTGCAGTGAAGGGCATGTCCTGCTCGTCCAGCAGCATTCCGACCGTTCCCTTCTGTCCGTGGCGGGAACTGAACTTGTCGCCAATCTGAGGGATGCGCTCGGAGACGACGCGCACCTTGACGAACGGATAGCCATCCGAGTTCTTGTCCTGCCACACTCCGTCGATGCGGCAGGGCTCCGAGTTCTTGTGCGTGGTCGACGCGTCGCGGTACGCATAGCCCGCCGGGTCATTGCGCAGGTTGACGACCTTGCCGATGACGACATCATTCTCCTGGAGTGTCGCATTCAGAATGGGAATGCCGGCCTCTCCGATGGCTGCGTAGCTGGTGTTCTTGTACTTGCGAGTGAGGTGCTTCAGCGGGCGCACGAACTTCTCCTCGCGGCCCGAGGTCACATTGCGGTGCTCCTCGTCCTTGTACATCGTGTAGTAGAGGCCCCGCATGAAGCCGCGGTTCACCGCCGAGCGATTCATGATGATCGAGTCCTCCTGGTTGTAGCCCCCGTAACAGGCGATCGCCACGATGGCGTTCATCCCGTACGGCATCTCGTGCATCTTCAGGAGGTTCATCGACCGTGTCTCGACCAGGGGACGGGTCAGACTCAGGAGCAGGTAGCCATTCTTGTCCAGGCGCTTGGCGTAGTTGCCGGCATACACGCACATCGACTGCTTGCCCATGGCCGACTGATAGGTGTTGCGGGGCGACTGGTTGTGGTCCGAGAGCGGGATGGAGCTCGCCATGTGGCCGACCACCAGACTGGGGTGGATCTCGTAGTGCGTGTGGTGCGGCGTCACGGCGTCCTTGCTGTAGGCCACCCGCAGAGTCTCCGTCTCCGAGGCATCAATGTACTCGATGCAGGTCTTCATCCAGGTCGTCCAGTCGGAGCCCTTCGGAGCGAAGGCACAGCCCGTGCGGAACACCGGGCGAACCAGGCGACCTGCGTCCGTCTCGATGATGAGCGTGTTCAGGAGCGTGTACCAGGCGATGGAGACATGCGGATGGAGGCGGAAGGACTGCTTGGCCGCCCGGAGTCGGTCCACGAGAGCCTTGGGGTCCGAGGAGTAGCCGACAATGACACCGTTGAGGGTGACCGCCGTCCCCTCGTAGACCTTCGCCTGCGTGATCCAGGTGAGACCTCCGCAATCCTGCAGGAAGTGGAGGACGGTGTTGCTCGGGATGTGCTGGGTGACGCTCGACAGCAGACTCATGGTCTTGACGATGCCCACGGAATGGCCCTCGGGCGTCTCCACCGGGCAGACGAAGCCCCAAGAGGTGCCGTGCAGCTTGCGGGGCGCGAGGAGCTTGCCGGACTTTTCCACCGGCGTCTGGATGCGGCGCAGGTGGCTGAGGGTCGAGGTATACGACATCCGCGCGAGGACCTGCGAGACACCGACCTTGGTCGCATTCGAGAGGCTGGTGCTGTTGCTGGTGCCCAGGCCCTGCACCGTGAAGTTGCCCGTCGCCAGGGCCTGCTTCAGCTTGCCCTCGATCGTCGAGAGCTTGAGGATCTTGTAGAGGTTGTTGATGTTCAGAATGTCCATCGGGCGCGGCTCGCCCTTCTTCCAGGCGTCATTGTTGACCTCCTGGACGAACTCATTTCGGGTGTCATTGCAGACCTTCTGGAAGAGCTGGCGGAACAGATGGGTCAGCAGCGCTCCCGTGGTGACGACGCGCTTGTTCGGGTAGGCGTCGCGGTCATCGAGCGGGATCTGGCGCTGATCGGTCAACAGGAGCCGGCGGATCATGCTGGCCGTGAGGAGGGCCTTCCGCGCATTCAAGACCTCGAGACCTGCCGTCTCCCCTGCGAAGCGCACATGGGGGAGGTACTCGGAGCCGAGCAGCTGGCGGACATAGGCCTGCTTGTCCTCCTGGTTGGTCCCATACTGGAGGTGATTCGTGAGGTAGGCGATGGCGTCTCCCTGACTGAAGACCGCGAGCTCGGCGCAGTCCCGGAAGCTCGCTGCCAGGAGCTCCGTGTGCGGGTCGTCGAGGCTCCCCCAGACCAGTCGGGCAATCTCGGCATCCGTGGTCACACCGAGGGCCCGGAAGAAGACCATCACCGGAATGTCCTCGCGGAACCGAGGGACACAGGCGAGGAGCGGATACCCGAAGCCGTTGAACTTGGAGGACAGGCGGACCTCGAGCTTCTTGGGCGGCATCGTGAAGGACTCGTGGAGGGACTTCAGCTCGACGGAGTAGGAGTGCTTGGAGCTAGACTTCTTGGACTGGAAGACCATGATGCGGTTGTCAGCCACCTTCTCCTGGCAGAGGATCGTCCGCTCTGAGCCGTGGATGATGAAGTAGCCCAGAGGGTCGTGTCCGCACTCCCCGAGCTGCTCGAGGGACAGAGGGTACTCCTTGAGGAGGCAGAGGCTGCTCCCGAGCATGACCGGCAGCTTGCCCAGCGAGATGCCCTCGAAGACCCGAGACTCCTCGTCGAAGGTCGAGTAGGTCTCTCCCTTGTAGGTGCGGGCTGTGAACCGAACATCCGCATAGATCTGCGCCGCGTAGGTGAAGTTGCGAACGCGGGCCTCCATCGGGAGCATGGGCTTGACACGGCCGGTCGCCTCCTGGATGCGGGGCTTCATGTAGGTCACCTTCTCGAAGGACAGTCGGAACTCGTACTTGTACTTCTTGAGCACCGGGTCCTGCTCATGCCAGACCGTGATGGGCGGCGTCGACTGGATGATCAGGGGCATCTTGGTGCGAATGAAGTCCTCGTAGGAGTCGATCTGGTGGTCCACCAAGCGCCGAACGCCGTTGACAAAGTAGGCTTTCACAGCATCCCAGGGATCAGCGGGTGCGGCCATGGTGTCGTCTTGCAGACCTCTGGCTGTAAATAACGTTGTCCGTTTTGAACAATGGACGCTGGTCTTAAAATCGTGAAAGTCGGAGCCCCCTCCGCAGCGCCACCCCGGGTCGGGGCGACTCGAAAGGCCTCTCCTCACGACAAGAAACCGAAACACGGCATCCTGAAGCACGGAAAGACCGCGCGAAAGACCCCTCGGTTCGAGGCGGTCCGGGATCCCGCCAAGCCCCCGCCGATGAAGAAGGGCAAGCTTCGGATTCTGACCTCCAAGGGGGAATCCACGCGACGCAGCAAGATCCTGAAGGACGCCAAGACGATGCCCCTCACCAAGATCAAGGAGACCCTTCGAGCCCGCGGTCTCCCCGTCTCGTCGAAGCGAGAGGATATTATTCGGACCATTTACGCGGACGCTATGCAGGCCGGGATGCTTTCTTCTGGCTAAACAATGACTGCCGTCTGGGGCCCCCTCGGGTGGATGACCCTCCATTCCGTGACGACCCTGTATCCTGAGACTCCAACTCCCACCGAAAAGCAACTCCTCTCGACCTGGCTGGATCTCTTTCGCGATACCATTACCTGCCCGTCGTGTCGCGACCATTTTACAAAGTTGCTCGCCGCCTACCGACAGAAGTTTCCAGAGCTCTTGAACTCGCGCCAGACCTTCATGCTCTTCGGCTTCCGAGCGCACAACGCCGTCAACCAACGCCTGAACAAGCCCGTCTACGGGACCATCGAGGACTGCATGGCCACCCTGCAGTCCAATTTCAAGACGCGCACAGCCCTGGAGTATCGGCGCGCCTACGGGACCCACATCACACGCCATTGGAGTGGCTGGCGGGACATTACGGGCATCGCGGCGCTCCGGAAGATTGCCGAGATGAACAAGATCGAGACCTCGTACTTTGCCCTCCGCGAGGGTACGACACAGGTCGCGCCTGCACCGGATGTGGTCGTCCTTCCCCGCGGCATTCTCGAGGCAGTCCCCGTCGAAACAAGTCCGGCCCCGCCTCAGATGCTCTCCCGCTTTGCGCCGCCGACGGGGTTCAGGATAACGGGGGGTGGTATTCGCTTACGACGGTAAGCGGCCCCATGGGCAGCGAGACCCAGGGATCACACTCCCACGCATACTTCTTCATCCAGGGGTGGCGGGTCTCGGTGGCTTCGTCGTAGAGTTCGTCGGGCCAGCGAGGGGTCCGTCCCGTCTCGCGCAAACTCCGCGCAGGAAGAATGAAGTCCAGCTGATCGTCAATCGTGCAGGACGGGGTCGGGTGGTCCCAGACGAACGAGGTCGGGCGATCGAACTCCTCCAGGGTTCGAATCAGCGGGGCTTCCGCATAGGGATACACCCAGTCCCAGTCCGGAACGACCGAGGTCGTAAAGTACTGATAGGTCCACTCCCAGGTTTTCCAGTAGGCGTAGACGACAGGCTCCCAATCGAGGACTCCATCCAGGAGATGCACCGCCACCCGCGCCTCCAGGGCATGGGCGTCAGGCGCCACGATGCGTCGATCGGCCGGCTTCAAGCGCTTGAGGAGGACAGTCCGTTCTTGGGACCCGGTGATGGCCTCGTGGGTCGCATGATAGACCGCGCGCCCGTAGCCTTCTTCGCGGAGGGAAAACACACCCACCGCAGGCATGAAATCATTCCCAAACGACAGACTCATTCGAACGAAGGTCTCCACATCGACCGGAAGCACCTGCTTCAGTGCGGAGACATTCAGCGTTGTATAGGATCCCGTGTCCTGCTCACGCAGAAGGGACAGGGACGAGAGAGACGACTGGGCCAACGAAATGACCACGAGATCGGCATCCAGTCCGTAAATATAAGTGGTCCGGCGCTCGGAGGCGGGAAGGGATCGAAGCCAGAGGAAGACCTTGTGCTCCCCCTCTCCGGGCTCCAGGGTGTCGGAGACGACCGCCTCGGGAAAGAGCACCCGGACCGCCGTGGCCAGCTTGCGCATAAAGGGCGTCCCGGGACTGATCTGATGCTTGTCGAACCCCTCGGACTCTCCGATCCGCATGCGGCGATAGCGTTGCTGGACCATCTTGGCCAGCGGGACAAGACCATCGAAGGCGATATAGACTCGCTTGGCCTCGACGACCTCGGTCAGAAGCGCGCGGAGTGCCAGGACAATGCTTCCAATGGGGTTCTCGGGACGGAGATAGGCATGGATGAAACAGTTGAAGTCGATCCCGAGACAGTCGACGGTCGGTCGACCGGTGACCGGTTGCTGGATCTGACGGTGGGCGCGGAGGAGCGAGGCCACATAGTACGGGATCCCCATTAGGAAACAGTCTCGGCTTCCATCAAAATGGACGGCCGACCTGGCACCCCGTACCCGGAAACGCCCATGCCCCGCCCCTGCTGCACCGACCGGCCTCCCGTGGCGGAGCCCTGCCCGATCTGCGGTCCCCTGTCCTCCCCGACGCCTGCCCGATGGGAGGCGGCTGAAGCGATCCTCCGCGAGCGCCCAGACCTCGCGCAAGTTCTCGTCGCGGACCTCCCAGGAGTTCGCTACTGGGTGATTCGAGCAGATGATGCGACCTACCGCCGTGTTCATGAGGTCGTTGACAGAGTCTCGCTCTCTCATAAATGAAGGTCCTCCTCAGTCTTCTTGCGATTGTTCTCGCGACAGGCCTCGCCCTTTGGTGGCTGGCCTCGACACCGCAACTCCCTCCGCCGCAGGCCTGCGGAGCCTGTGCGAAACGCAAGAATGTCGCGGCCGTAGAGTAAATGGACGAGCAACTTCAGTCTGGGTATTCGCCGCGAATGGCCGCCCCCCACGGAGGGGACGCCCAGGCTCCGTATGACATGCGCACAGGCGACACCGCCAGGGCCATGGATCGAGCCTTTTTACTGAAAGGCGGACGGCGTCGCCCCAAGACCCGTCGGTCGAAGACCGCCACGCGTCGCAAGCGCCGCGCCACGACCCGCCGCGTCCGGACAAAGTAGTCTTGCGGGAGGATAAATGGCCAAACGCACGCCTCGTCGCTGGATTCCGGTTGCGGTTCTTGCTCTTGTTGGAGTCCTCGCGATTGTCTGGTTCGTTCAGCCGGTCGCCAAGGTTGCAAACGGCTGTGCCGCCAACCAGTTCTACTGCCCGGGCGTCGGGTGCCTCTCGGGTCCCGACAAGTGCAAAGCGGGCAATGCAGGGGGACCGGCCCGCGTGTTTTCGGCGGTCGAGCACTTTGCGGTGTTGCGCCCCGCCGGGGTGAAGGACGCTCCTCTGACCGAGCCCTTCGAAGTCTCGAGCTTCGGAACCTTCCCCTCGATCACGCCACCGTCTGGACAGCGGAAGTCCTGCCCCGGAGGCACCCGGTCGGATGGAGCCTGCCTCATGGAATTTTTCACTGCGTAAGAACAAACCATGTGGACCTATCTTCTCACCACCGCCGTGCTTTTCTTCGTCCTCACCCCCGGGATCCTCATCTCCCTCCCCCCGGGCTCGTCCTTCACCATCCAGGCCGCCACCCACGCGGTTGTCTTCGCGGTGGTCCACAAGTTCGTCCAGCACGGCCTCCTCCGCCAGTAGACGCAAAACGGATTCGTGAACTGCAGGGGATCTAGGACTCCCCGCCCATACACACAATGACGCCTCAGACCAAGCGTGACGCCCTCATGGCCACCTACCAAGACCTTCTGGAAGACCTCGCCATGCTCGAGCGTAACCAACGAAACACAACCCTCTCACCCACAGACCGGCAAGCGCTGGACCGTGAATGGGAGGACTGCATGCGGGAGATTACCCAGATGGAGGCCCTGCTTGAACAGATGGACTGGGAGGCCGCCCAGCGAGAGGAAGACGATCGCCCGGACTGCTCGCGGTGCGCCGGATGCGCGTACTGCGAGGAATCTGCACCGGGCTATGATGAGGGAGACGAGATCTAACTGTGACCAACTTACATGTGCTGTAGCGTTACTTTTGTAATGTCAGGCTTCGTCTACTGTTTTAGCAATCCTGCGATGCCGGGACTCGTGAAGATCGGCTATACCGAGGCCACTGTCGAGCAGAGGCTTGCAGAGGCCAATGCGTCCACCTGGGTTCCGGCGCCCTTTCTCCCCGAGTTCGCCAAGTATGTGCGGGATCCGCTGAGCAAGGAGCAGACCCTGCACAAGATCTTCCACGCGAGCCGAGTCAATCCCAAGCGGGAGTTTTTCCGTGTGGAGCCTGAGGCGGCCCGGCTGTGTTTTGAGCTCATGGACGGGGCCTGGTGGACCTCCCAGGACGAGTCCCCGGACGCCGAGGAACGAATCCTGGGTGATGAAGTCCTTCGCATGTTCCTCGACAAGTATGTCCACCCCGCAAGCTCCGGGGGCGTTCCCGTCCAGTGGACCGAGATCGCCTACGCCTTCCAGATCTGGAAGCGCAAGCAGGGCTACAAGCACGGGGCCACGATGAAGCTGCGCGAGCTGCTGACGGAGACCTATGGAGTGCCGACCCGGGGAGCCTGGTCCACCTTCCGGCTGGACGGCCAGGAGCCCGAGTACTGCGACGATGATCGCGCCTACCTCCGGCCCTCGAAGTAAAACGGATTTGTGCGGTCCAGTCCAACGAGACATATCCACAGACAGAATGGAAGTCGTAACTCCTATCTCTCGCGACCAGCTTCAGCAGTATATGGCGATGACCTATCACGCAGACATTCAACGCGCAACCGCGCTCGTCCTCAGGGCGGCCAACACGAAGAAGACAAATGTTCTTCTTACCGCCAGCAATGACCTTCAGATTGGATATCACATCCCAATCCCGACCGGGTACATCCTCGCGCTTCAGCAGAAGTTCCCGGGATGTACGATCACGCATCTCCAAGACGAGTGGTATGAAGAGAACCCGACAACTCGTCGGAAGGTCACTGGGATTCTGATCGATTGGTCCTAAGCGCTGAACATCGAGATCATCTGGAGAAAGTCGCTGTCGTGGGAGTGGGCCAGAAGGAGGTCGTCCCAGTGCACATCCGACTGCATGGTGTTCAGGATTGGATTGATGGTCGTCAGGGTCTGAAACCAGGCCAGAATCTCGGGCATCCCGCCCTGCTGAAGGGTCCACTTGATGAAGAAGTCAAGGAGGACCCTCCGGGATTGCACATCGCGCCCGAGGAGATACTCCTTGAAGCGAATGGCGGTCGCGATCCGCTCTGCCTGAACATAGCTCATTTACGAGTTCGCAGCTGCGACCTTGTAAATGGACCCGGTCCCGATGTACGAGTGCCACGCCTGTGGCAAATCGTTTTCCAGTGAGCTGTGGATGCGCTACCACGACTCGGTGTGCATTCCGAGGAACCTGCCGGCCACCGACACGATCCCTCCTTGGACCCTTGCCTGGCGCCGATTCGATGCGTGGAGACTTGCCTGAACCGGAATCCTCGCCAAGAGATAATGGGTGCCTCGCAGTCCCACGATATGGCGATTGGGCTGGTGGTGTTTAACCCCGCCAAGTCGAAACGCATGGTCATGAACGCCCTCTATGTATGGAATTACTACAAGACCAAGGGACTCCCGGTGTTCATGCTCGAGCTGGTCTTTGGAGACAACGATCCGGAGTTCAAGAAAGCGATGCAGGTTCGCGGCGACTCCCCGATGTTCCACAAGGAGCGTCTCTGCCGCCTGCTGGAACGGCGCATCCCTCGCAAGTACAACAAGATTGTCTTCCTCGATGCCGATGTGATCTTGCCCGAGGACACCTGGTATGAGGAGACCTCGGACCTTCTCAACGACTACGATGTCGTCCAGCCGTTTTCCACGGCCGACTGGTTGGATCTGACCTACAAGAAGGCCGAGATTCGTCGAGCCTCTGTCGTCAAGATGCCCGGCACCAAGTGGGACTTTACCTATCACCCGGGGTTTGCCTGGGCCTTCCG